CCTCGTAACTGCAATAGAACGAGGGGATATTTCCCTTGTTTTCCGTTTCGGCTTTTTCTTCCGTCTCATCCGCGCCCCAATCATGCAGATAGTTGCGATAACTATCTGCGATAATGACAAAATCTTCCGTTTGCGAGAAATAATAGATTGTTTTGTTTAGATCTTCATTTGTTAGTGTCATCACTCCACCTCTTTTTTTTTAGTGTTATATCGAATCAATTCTAGACTTCAAATTCGACTTAATAATTTCCAAATCCTTGTTTAAAGATTTTAGATCATTATAATTTTTCGCAAGAGAGAAGTATTTTTGACAAATATTATAGCGCTTTCCAAATATCAGCATATATTTAGATTTAAGTTTTTTAGCATACATGACCCCCGATCTACTATACAAGCCTGATTCGGCGAATCCTATTTTTTTTAAGAACAGAATATTCTCTCTCCTTTGCGAAGAGGGTGATCTATAACGATCTTCGCAAGTATCGATTGTATTATAATCCTCAAAATCTTTTGCTACTAAAATTGGTCCCATCAATCCCATCACTCCACCTCTTTTGTTTTGAATAATAGTTTTACAATAAAATTCTCTCCTACGCTGTAATTTATTCCGTGCGCCGCCCAGAACCCCTTTTTCCAGTCCCTGCATTCTTTTTCTTTGTACTCGTTTTTCAACTCTGCAAGCGTGTAACCGTTTGTTTGTCAATTTATGACCGTTTTTGTTCGGTCATCATTATTCCATCGCTTTACCATTAAATTAATTTTGGCGATACGGTATAACACGTTACTAATAAAATTTACAGCATCTTCATCTTCGGGGAGACTTTGAAAATTCGTCTTCAAAAAAGACGAATCAGTAGTACTCCACCCAATCTTTGTGTAAACGTTTTGCCAACGCTCACACATTACTACGTCGTCTTTTTTCGAAAACTGAAACTTAAATATATAAGTTTCAGCGTCAGTTTTATTCGAATCATATCTGCGAGAAGCTTCAAAAATTTTTTCTTTCTCCATTTTTTCCTCCATTTTTTCCTCTTTTGTTTTGCACTTTGCGTCTACTATTCTACTTTAGTACGATTAACACGAGGCGGTTTCCCGCCCCTCTATTCGATATTTATTTATTGTGTTGGTTTTATTTCCCGGTTATCCGGGAGTGATATTAATTTATTTAATTCTGAAAACTTTAGTTTAATTATCTATAAATGTAAAGCATGGTGTAATAGTCTCGTATTTGCTTACCTCTTCGTCTTTATTCATGTCTGCAATTGTTGTCAAAAAAGAGGCAATTTTTGCATCGTCGGATTGAGTTGCATCAAAGTCACTTTCGAGGTAAAAATCATTGAAATAACCCTCAACATCATATATAGTAATGTCCTGCAAATAATTCCAAGCCGTCCTTTTTGCTTGCTCAATTATTTTTTCGTTCGGATTTTCGGGATGGCAATATTGAACATCGATCATCCATTTCCTTTCTTTTAATGCGTTGAAAATTTGTTCTGCTGTCATCACTTCACCTCTTTTGTTTTATGAATTAATTTTATCTGTTATTAAAATTCCAACATTTCTTCGATTTCACTCTCATCAATTTCTATTTTATTACACGCTTGTGGCAGATAATAAACTGTGTAAATCCCTGGAGCTGGATTTTCAAAAATAGCACTTAAAAGATTCCCGTCTACTTTTACAGCGTTTTCTTCTTTTAATAGGTTAATTATAATATTTACGTTTGTTTTCCTCTTTTTTTTATTTTTATTTTTATTAAAGCGGGTTGCCCCGCCTTTGATTAATTATAATAATTTTTTATATATCTCAAGAATGCATAAAGTAATCGTGCACGCCTTCTCTTGTATATTTTGCCTCTATTTCTTCAAATTCCGCGAGCGGTATGTTATCCACCCTTGAATCCAAATTTCCATATGCGTCTGTTCTGGAAATGGATGCGTATTTTCTTCTGCGCTCTATTGCGAATCTCCACCCTCCACCACCAAATGGGCCATTCGTGGGGTCTGCCGATCCAATCGTTATTTTGTACTTTTTCATTTCTTTCCTCTTTTTATGTTGTTAAATTAAAAATTAAATGGTGAAACGTCTGCTTTATAATACGTAACGTAGCGTGATTCGACTTTTGTGAAAATTACGTGAAATATATCTTTGTATTCGTCTAACATAACATTGCAAGTGTTTTTTCCTGTTTTCTGCAATACCACATTAGAACACTTCGATAATTCATCAAACGATGGAATATGCTTATTTTCTTCTGTTAACAAAAGATTATTTTCAAAATCAAAAATTGCTTTCATAACTTTGCCTCTTTTGTTGTGTTGTTAAATCACCTACAATAATATACAACAATAGATACTTGCTGTCAAGAAGAAAATGCTGACAATGCCATAATTAATATTGTGTTCACTACTTTGTTCACTATTAAAAACTATTTGTGAACGAAAAGTAGGTGGATAACTTAATCTGTAACCTATATTTTCCCTTCGTTTCATTAATAAAGAGAAAAATGTTATGGCTGATGAAAAAAGTAAAGGCGGCAGACCGCTATTATTCCAAACCGTTGAAGCCCTTGAACAAAAAATTGAGGAATATTTTAATAGCTGTTTTAGACCGCTAGTTGAAGTAAAAACCGGCAAAATTGTTTTAGATTCTAATAATAAAGAAATACCGTTTCAATTCAAACCATTCACGATATCTGGACTTGCTTATTACTTACATACAAATCGTCAAACTTTAATCAATTATCAAAACCGTGATCTATTCTTTGACGCTATCATGCGCGCGAAGGAAAGATGTGAAGCATTTACAGAAGAATCGCTGTTTACGCGTGATGGCGCAAATGGCGCAAAGTTCGTGTTATTGAACGGATATGAAGCCTGGAAAGACAGACAGGAAATTGACGTGAACATGAAAAAATTGATTATGGATGTGTAAGTAAAAACGAAGCAATATGTTAGCTTGCTAACATATAATAGGAATTTTTGCTTGAAAAGTGGGTTAACTAATTATGGCATATGAAGTTACACGGATTTCCAAAATGATAAAAAATATCATGTTTCATGATAAAATTTATCATAGGAATGATAAAAAACATCATTTTGACTAAGGTAAAAGTTATGAAAAATAGTAATCCAAAATACCAGATATTGAATGTTGAGACAGGCGAAATAATGGGCGATTATGTGCCTAAAAGCCGCCGGAAAAGCACACACGAGTATTATCTTGTTTTCGCAAGGAATTTAAGCGATGCAGGTATTAATGTCACAGCCCTTGAACAGGCCATTCTTCTTGAAATGAATGCAAAAAATATAATTTCATTATCAGAAACGGCGCAAAACGATATAATGCAGAGGAATAAAATCAATCTTGATTACCTGCGACATGCTTTTGTCAATATGTGCAAAAAAGGATTGGTGTTAAGAATCAGCCAGTCTGTCTATTTCGCAAATCCTATCTTTGTTACAAAATCAAGTTGCGAAAATATTTATGCATTGCGAAGTGAATACTTATCATTCCTTACAAAAATATCATCGACAAAAAAATCAAAATCAACAAAGAATCCGGCAGAAAAAGAAAATAAGATACTTGTACAAGTCCAAAACGTGCTTAATAATTCAAAACCTTTCAACGTTTAACAAGAAACGGCGCAATTAGAAGTGATATGAGCGATGTTTATGAAAAAATAAAGTTCTCTGACCTGTGCCATTTTCAGCCGAAACAGTTGGAAGCCGTGAAATTAGCTGATAATCACAAGTATTTTCTGTATGGGGGAAGCCGGGGCCCCGGGAAAAGCTATTTTTTACGATGGTATGGACTACGAGAATTACTAATCATGTCTAAAAATGGCATAGACAATGCAACTGTTGGACTGTTTTGTGAAGATTATCCCTCGCTCACAGACCGGCAGACTAGCAAAATCGAAAAGGAATTTCCAAACTGGATGGGAACACTCAAAGATTCAAAGGTTCAAGGATTCGGTTTCCACCTACGTCCTGAATATGGAGGCGGTTTCTTAGCGTTAAGGAATCTTGATGATGTTAGCAAGTATCAAAGCGCTGAGTTTGCGGCAATCTTAGTCGACGAGCTTACAAAAAACGACAAAGAAGTTTTCGACATACTGAAAGGATCACTAAGATGGGCAGGCGTAAAAGTCCCAAAGTTTATCGCTGCAACAAACCCGGGTGGCAAAGGTCATGTGTGGGTAAAAAAAGAATGGGGTATAAAAGGTTACAAAGATTTGCAAACTAAAATGGATATTAACGATTTTGAGAATAACGAAAATTTTGACAAGAAAATAAAAGAATTGATGTCAACCCCAGTAGTTCATGGCAACTACGCCTACCTCCCTGCACTTCCCGACGACAATAAATATTTGAGTACCGATTATTGGGAAACTCTTGAATCATTGCCGGAGCGCTTACGAAAGGCTTGGCGGTTCGGCGATTGGAATGCGTTTGAGGGACAATTCTTTGAATTTGATGAATACACACAAATTATACAGCCGTTTGATATCCCGACAGGGTGGGAGCTGATAGGTAGTCTTGATCCCGGTTATAGTTCGCCTTGCTCTTTTTCAATATCTGCCGTTGATTTTGAAGGAAGTATATATCGAGTTGCTACTTATTACGAAATTAATCGCAGCCCAATAGAAAACGCCAAAGGAATAAAAGAATTTATTACCAACCTGAAATTTACAGATGGAAAGATGCCTCGTACAATTGTGGCTGATCCATCCGCATGGGCAAAGAAAGACCGGTATGCTATGCAAAATAATGAAATGACGTTTGCTGATGCTATGAGAAATGAGGGAATTTACTTACTCAGGGGATTGAATGATCGTATCCAGGGATGGTGGGCGCTCAAAGATATGATGACAAGGCGTGTAGATAAAGTTACTGAAGATGGGAAAACTATTAAGATTCCAAAATATTTTGTTTTCGATATTTACAATAAGCCTTTTATTGATGAACTTACAAGCGCCGTGGGTGATGACAATAACCCTGAAGACATCTCCGGTAGGGGGAACGATAGCAAAGTATCAGATCATGCCCTTGATGAAGAGCGATATAAAATAATGGCAATCTATAAACCAAAGAAAAAAGTAGTTCCAGATGCGCCACAATGGGTTTTAGATATGCAAAAAGAGAATAAACAAAAAACTAAGACAAGCAGTTTTTATGGAGTTTAAGCTATGTACAATGTGAAAAGAAATTTTAAAATACAGGATAACGATACCATCTTCGAGATGATGCGATTGTTCCAAACAACGACAGGAGAGTTTGATCCTGTTGTTGACCAAATGACGAATAACTTTGATTTCACCATTGCGGCTTTACAGTGGGATAAGGAAGTTAAAGCAAAACTTGAATCTGAAAATCGTCCGCACAATTCGTACAATTTGATAAGAACTATTCTGAATGTTATATACAGTATCGAGTTTCAGAATAGACGGAAAGGCACGGCAAGTCCACGAACGGGCGGCGACAATCAACTTGCACAGACAATTACGGAAGTTATGTACTATTATCTTTACCATGCGAAGTTTACAGCAGCGCAAAAAACTGTGTTTATGAATTCAATCATTGCCCGGTTAGGTGTGTACTATGTCAACTTCACGTTTGATGAAGACCCGGAAGGCAGTTTAATTGTTGGTTCCTGTGATCCGCGCGAATTCCGGTATGAAAGAAAATTTGATGATCCTCTTTGGAGTAGTGCTTCCTACGTTATGCGTAAACATGAAATGTCGTTAGAAGAAATCCTCAATAAGTTTGCACTAAATGATTCAGAGATGCAAGAGGCGATTCTTGAAGAAGGAAGAAGATTCTTCGACCAATCTGATAATGATAAAAAGGATAAGTGGGTAAGCAAAAAGTTAAAGTCATTATTCAGCGCTGTTTATGAAACAGCAACAGGTTATTCAAGTAGCGATGGACTGTTTAAGAACTATTTGCAATGGTGGAATCCGGCAAATGGTAAGTTCGATGTTCTTGAACTGCACGAGACCCGGATGGAAAGAAGATTGATGTTGCCAGATTCTAAAACAAATAAGAAATATGACATAACAGACCACACCAGAAAAGAAGATGGTTTTCGGTTCGATAACGAAAAAATTGATATGATTAAACAGCAGTATGGTTTCGATGGTGATCCACACGTTGAACTTGAAAATCGCCGCTTTGTTACTGCCGTAGTTCCAACATTCAACCTAAAAGTAAATGAACAGCCATATCCTTTCAAAAGTGATTTCTATGTTTATATCCCACAATATTGTTATAACTTACATCCTGATCCTTTGCGGTCGCAATCCATCATAGATGATTTACGAGATCCACAAGCGCATTTTAATAAAGCAAAGTCACTTATTCTTGAATTGCTAGGCAGATATGCAAACAAGGGTTGGATTCTTGATGAGAATGCCATAAATGGAGTTGAGGAAGACTGGGAAGGTAATAGGATCGCTCCATACAAAAGAGTCCGTGCCGGATATATGGGGCAGATTAGACCGGAAGAAGGTCAAACAATTAGCCCTGATCTTATCCGGGATGCTAATGAGCAAGAGGGATTGATGCGTGTAATCACGAATGTTCAAGACGAAGCCAGGGGGCAAGATGGCTCTGAAGTGAAATCAGGCAAACATTTTCTCGCGAAAGAACAAAGTCAAACAAAATCGTTTGCATATGTTCTTGATAATCACGACAATTCGCAGAAAGCCGTGTTTGCTTTATCATTAAATTTCATACAGCATTTCGTTAAATCGCATACTATTCTGAGAATTACGCAAGATGTTCCAACACCTTACGAACTTCATGTAAACAAAAGCGAAATGTATTTTAACGAACAGGGGCAAATCGCCGAAAGGATTGTAAACGATCTTGATGCTACAAAGTATGATATTGAACTTTCACAGGAACCTTATGGTACGTCCGCACAGGAAATTAAATACAATAAGCTCGGACAGTTATTCGATGCAACGCTTGCTGTAAACCCAAAGAAAGCCGATGTAATGTTGCCAATCATAGTAGAAGCTGGCAATTTCCCCGAAGCGCAAAGGATATTGACCGCTTGGGACAAAGTAGATCAGCCATCACCTGAGCAACAACAACAGATGCAGCAAATGGCACAGATGCAAGAAATGCTCGCACAAATTCAGATGTCGCTTGCAACTCTTGGAGTTTCTGAGAAACAGGAAGACATCAAAGGAAAGGAACTTGATAATCTTGAAAAAGCACAACGGATAAAACACACAGCCGTTGAACACATATTGAATCCACTTGGAATGTTGGCAGGTCAAGGGAAAAGTAATAGCAGTAATGGTAATGGGAAGAAGGCTTCACCAATTAAACAACCTATGTTAAATTAATTTGACAACGACATGAATTTTACTGAACTTATTTACAAAATGTTTGAGTTCTTTTTTAATAACACGTGGCATATGCTGCAATTCATCATCATAATCTTGATACTAAGAAAAGATGTTGAGAAAGGGATTAAGAAAGTGAAATCATTTTTCCATGATGTAAGAATCAGATACCGTAAAACTGCGGGGATTAAGACCGATTTTAGTGAAGTGATTCAACAACACAAACCTAGTATCCTTAAATCAGAAGTAAAAAAATGAGCGATAAGACTGATTTGATTATCCGGGATATTGACAATAAACTTGCTAAAGTTCTTACCGGAGTAGCTGAAGCGCATAAGAAAGGTATCAGATTTCACTTTGAACTTGATTGTCCGGGTGATTGTAAGACTGTCAGAAGCAAATATTCAGACATTGACCCGAATGAATTGTACGAGATTGTTAAAAAAGAATTTGAAAACAAATAAAAGGTGAATTTATGAATCAAGAAGACTTAAGCAAAATCATATCTGAAAACAAATCAAATATCCTCTATGTCGTTTCAAACTCTCCAGACTGTATTACCTACAAATTTGAAAATGGAATACATTTCTTTCCATCAGATGAATCATGCCAAAATTTTATTAAAGGGAAAAAGAATTGTGTATGGCTAAATAAACTGCCTAATCCAAAGTGCCAAAAATGTTATGGCACAGGAAAGGCAGGCGAGCAAGTTAAAGTTATTCCTATCCCTATAGCATCAATCACTAAGATATTTATGGAAAACCTTGATAGTACACCGGATAGTATCCCTGATAAAATATTGCAGTTATTCCATCTTCCTGACATGTTCAGGGAAACATTACAACGCTTAGTAAATTTTGCAGTTACGGAAGTGACTAACCATAACCTTGAACAAATATCAGATAAGTACTCAAAGATTGTGAAAGAAGATTTCACATTGAAAGAAGTAGTTTGGTGTTCTTGTTTCACTAAGAAATTAAGAGAAACAATTACAATGATTGCAGCAACCAATAAAACCATATCAACAAATTAAGGAGGAGGTGTTATAATGCCCTTCTATGATTACAAGTGTCCTAATTGCAACGATATGGTTGAATACCATGAAGCAATTGGAAATAGTTCGGTTCATTCCTGTCCTTCCTGTGGTATGGGAATGAAGAAATTAATATCTGCGCCAAACTTCAAAATTACATCTAGGGATAAATCGCAAGATATCACAGCCAAAGAGCGACGGGAGCGTTGGAACTCTCCAGACCCGAAGGTGAATAACTTATGATAGTTATTGAGATTCCAACTTATACATTAACCCCTGAAGCTGAAATGGGAAAAATACTAGGACTTGCTGAAAATCTTGAACGAGATACTATACCATCTAAGACAACAGTCTTTATCCCAGATGGAGCAATAATCATTGTCAATGAATCCACGCATAAAGGAAAATCTTCCATCTGTATTGATGGTGATGAATGTATGACATTGTTAATTAACGCTGATTACGAAACTACTACAATGATTGTGCAAAATGCAGTTAATAAAGCAGAGAAGAAAGCATGAAGATTTGGCATTTCATACCGTATTCTTTGAACCGGGATTTAGCTACTGAGATAAACGAGTATGTTAAATTAGTTCCAAATAACGAAGACTGGATATGTGTCTATGATGGCGATATTATGTTCACTCGTCCAAACTGGGGATCTGAAATCGCTGAAATGATAAAAGAGAATCAAGACTTTGATCTTCTTACTTGTTTAGCTACAAGAATCGGGATTAAGTGCCAGAGTCTGAATAACCAAATATCACAAGAATCAAATCTTGTTAAACTTGCCGATATGGTAAATAAGCAATTTGATAAGATTAAAAACTATAGGGCAAAACAAGTATCAGTACCAATTGGGGGTTTTTTACTATGTTTCAGGAAAAAATTAGCAATAGAGATCCCATTTATTTCATCAGACCATGGGATACTTGGAGTTGACGGACAATGGAGCAAAGCCTTACTTAACTGCGGCAAAAGAATTGGAGTATGCCAGAAAATAGTCTTAATTCATTATTACCGTCTTCATAAGCTCGATCATAAGGATACAACGCATCTACAGATGGATAACAAATCTTATATGACCTGCACAGTTGATAAGACTTTGGTTATTCCTCCAAATTTCAAAGGGATATTCCCAAATAAAGTCGAATTGAGAATTGATATGGTCGCTGGTGTATCTACCCCTGTTCCTGATAGTATTATCCGTTTTTTCACAAAAAATCATCCTAAGATATTTAAGCGTTCGTATATGGATGAATCTGAGAAGGTTAAACAAAAGATATCTTCTGGAGAGGATAATAAACTAAGTATTCTTGTTGCTACAAATCATCTTAAAAGTTTAGGAGGCAGCGAAACATTCACTTATACGCTTGCCAATGAGTTAAGACGGCAGGGATACGAACCGGATATATTTACTTTCCATGAAGGTCTTATATCAGAGAAACTTATGGTAGAAGGATTTTCTTTTCAAACAAAAGATAAATATGATCTTATTCTGGCTAATCATATTACTTGCGTGAATTTACTCCATACGAAAGGGTTTACAATTCAGACATGCCATAGTACTAAAATTCCAATGGAACAGCCGTCAAGAAATGCTGATCAACTTGTTGCCATTTCAGAGGAAATTAAAGGGCATATTAGGAATAAATATAAACGAGAAAGTACAGTTATCCTAAATGGAATTGATTGTGAGCGATTTAAGCCGGTTAACCCTATCAATGATAAGTTGACTAAGGTGCTTTCCTTATCTCATTCAGAGGAATTGAATCAAAAACTTAAAACTTTGTTCAATGATAGAGGAATCGAATTTGCAACAATAAATAAATATGTTGATCCTGTTTGGAATATTGAGGACTATATCAATGACGCGGATATGGTAATTGGACTTGGTAGAAGCGCGTACGAAGCAATGGCATGCGGCAGACCGGTATTAATACTCGATCAACGCAAATATCAAGGGGTTATGGGAGACGGTCTATTTGATCCGGGTAGTGATTCGATTATTAATAATTGCTCCGGAAGAATGTATAAAATTAACGATATAGATAATTTAGTTGATGATTCAATTAGTGGATATGAAAAAGAAAGTTTGAAAATTGGTAATCTTTTAAGAGAATTTGCTTTAGATAATCTCAACATCGAGTTACAGGTAAAGAAGTATTTGGAGATTTATGAATCCAATAAAATTTAAATTTATAGATTCAAGCAAAACTGATTACGCGATTCCGAAACAATTGGAACGGCAATTAATAAAACTTGGATTAACACTATCGAATGATGATGATGATGCTGTTACTATTTGCTGCGCAACTGATTTTGGATATAAAACTCCGAGTGGATTGAATATGACGCCTGAAAATTTCCCCTCCATACAAAAGTTTTTAAATTCTAAAGCCGACCTGCTGTTCTATGTACAACTTGTTGACTGGTTCAAGGATAGACCGAATGCTTATTTCTTGCCACATGGAGTAGACACGGATATATTTTATAATAAACACCTGGAAAGAACGATAGATGTTGGCTTTGTAGGAAAGACATATAAGCGGTCAAACCGGACAAAATTTATAAATATTCTTGAGCAACACACAGGATTCAGAAGAAACGACAAGGCAATATATTTTGAAGCAGTTTCATCATTTTATAACAAATGCAAGATTGTTGTGAATGATTCGCAAATGGATGAATTGACAATGCGGATGTATGAAGCGACTGCTTGCGGGGCTCTGCTACTGACAAGAAAAATAAAAAACCTTGAATCTATTTTCAGTGATGAAGAAATAGTAACCTATTCAGACAATGAAGATATGATCCATAAAATGAATTACTATCTGAAAGATAATGCGTTACGTGAACAAATAGCCGGGAAGGGGAATAAACGTACTATTTCGGAATATTCACTTTGCAACCATGCTAATTTTATAATTCAAAAAATAAAGGAGTTCTAAATGGAAAATAAACTACCCCTGATGCGTCCTGCGGCTATCTGTAAATCATTACTTCAGGCAATAGACTATGTGTCTAAGTCCATTGATATAACACAAGCTACAATGATAGAGATCGGATCTTTTACAGGGGAATCTACGGTGATGTTTGCGGCCAGATTTAAGAAGGTTATCTCTGTTGACCCGTTCATAACATATGCGGTTGTAAGTCAGATAAGTACGTTAAGAAAATACAAACAGGATAAGTGGGACCAGGTGATGGAAACATTCAAGGAAAGGACAAAACCATTTGCAAATATTACACACCTGCGTCTGTTGTCTGATGAAGCCGTGGAAAAGATAAATGAGCCGATTGATTTTGTCTACATCGACGGAAGCCACACCTATGAGCAATGTAAGAAGGATATTCAAAACTATCTGTCGTTAATAAAAGAAAACGGTATAATCGGCGGACATGACTATCAGAAAGGTTTCCCTGGAGTGGTTAAGGCTGTTAATGAAGTATTTGGAGCACCTGATATTGTCTTTGGTACAGATGGTAACTGGATCAAGGAAATAAAATTATGAAAATAATCGGTATTACGCGAGTACGGAATGAAGAACATATAATCGGCGATACGCTGGAGCATGTGAGTAAGTTAGTTGATGGAATTATGATTTTTGATGACCATTCAACTGATGAAACAGTAGAAATTTGTAAATCTTTCCCAAAAGTTATATCATGTTTTGAAAATGCCCGATGGGAATCAAACCCAATTATAAGACTTTCGCTTGAAGGTAAACACCGTCAACTTCTTTACCAATTAGCAAAAGATATTTATAATCCTGACTGGATTTACTGTTTTGATGCTGATGAATTCGCGGATTTTGAGGGTATTGATTTTACTGCCGATGCTTATAAACTCCGGCTATTTGATTACTACATCACTCCCAAAGATGCGAACCTTACTTGGAGAGACCGTAAATATATTGGTCAGGAATACCGCGATATAACTATGTTATTCCGGCCGCATCCAGATATTAGATTCAGCAGCCGTGTTCCTACGCTACCAAATATTTATAATATTCAAACACAAGGATTTGTAAAACATTATGGAAAGGCTATTTCAGTTGAGGAATGGGAAAAAACTTGCCAATATTACATCAATCACTTGAGTGAACCCGGTATCAAAAAACGTTGGCAGGGTAGAATAGGCAAGGCAATCCATACTAAATCTGATTTTGGTAGAGATCTGATTACTTGGGAAGAAAGAGAAAAGAAAGGGATAAAGTTATGATTATGAACTTCTATGAGAATGAGAACTACATCAGGATGTGTGAAAAGGCTACTGAAATTCAAGACATGGTGTTAATCATACTAAAGTAGAATTGAAACTAGAAAAACTTGGTCTGGCAAGGACTGGATTTTTAATATGAATGAAAAGTAGGTGGAATTTACATTTTGCATCCTGTAAGTTCAACGCATCGGCTTTTAGGTTATAGTGGGTGTTTCTCTTTTCTTTGTCCTTTGATTGTTGGTGTGGTTATAGGAATCCGGGTTTTGATGTGGCTCGGATTCCTCTTATTAAATACCGGGGTAGAGCAGCGGCAGCTCGCAGGTCTCATAATCCTGAGGTCAGAGGTTCAAGTCCTCTCCCCGGCACTAAGATAATAATGAAGAAAAATATCTTAATTGCGAGTGCGCATACGTTAGTTGATATAAATAGCTAAAATGTGAACACGGCTTTTAGCCATTATTATCTTTCATTTTATGATTTTTCAGATTCTAAATCTGATGGTAGCGGGGCAGGAAATTAATTAATAGGAGAGTTAATCAGATGGTTAATGAAAGTAAGAAAGCAGAAATGAGAGAAAAACTGAACATGGGAAGTGATATTCAGGGATCTAAGATTAAAGTTATGGTTGATGGCATTGAAAAGGTTGATGGCAAATTAACAGCGACAGTCAATATTTCCGGCTTACCGCGTAAAAAAGATGAAGATTATGACTCTACTTATCGCCGGATACCAAAGATATTCGATAGTTGGAAAACCCTTGCTGATTATGGAGAAGAACTTTTTGATATGTCAGATGAAGATATTTTGAAACTTTGCAATACTAAATAAAATTTTATATAACAAAGCAGGCTAAGTTAAAATGGCAGATTTATATTCAGAAACTTTTAAAAAACCCGATGAATTCTTCGATGAAGATGAAAGAAAACAAGTAATCGAAGGATTGACTA